GATGTAAGATCCCTCAATGTTGATAGCGAGCGAACGGGAAGTCTTGAGCGTGGAATCCCAGCCACCCGAATCAATATCTGAAGAATCCACAGTATTGCCGGTGACAACCGCGTTGATGGAAGAAGCGCCACGAACAAAGCGGTACTCTGACGCGTCAGCGCCTACAGGCTTAATCTGAAGCGCCCAATTGCCATTGATAATTTTGCCCAACTCACACGAGTTCGGGGCTTTTGCGAAAGTAGCCATGAGATTTTATCCTTCCTCTAGGCTAATTGTTCTAGGGACTTGAACCCGCATGATGTAAGTATCAGTGCGAGCATAGCGGCGGTTTTCTCCGTCTGGCACGGTTGCCCCTGATTGGGCACGCTCTGAGTAAATCACTGAACGGCCTGCGGTCAGCTCAAACTCTTCTTCCCGCCGGTGCAGAGCAGCCCACACAAACCCCGCAAGGTCTATCATCCCCGCAATATCCCACGGTGCGCTACGAATCGTCACATTGAGCGTCACCATCGGGTTGGAATCGTGATAGTCCTGCTCGACATCCACGACCCGCACAGCCACCGCTTCGCCTTCAGTCTCCATCATGTGTGGCTCGAAGATAGACGGCAAGCCTGCATCATCCTGCCGTGCATCAAAATCACGCACGATGCCCAACGATGAAAGATAGCGAGCTACCTGCTCACCTAAATCTGAATGGTCGTATGGAATCACCGGTTAATCTCCCTGTCTAGATAAGCTGCAAGCCGTGGTTTATGGGCATCGGCAGCCTTCTGAAGGTACTTAGCTTCACCACCACGCGGGTGATTAAAGCTCTCATTCTCATGCTGCACGCCTGCATACACGAGCGGGAAGGATATGCCGCCGCCTACACGGTTCCGCTTCACAGTAGGGACGGTAATAGTTGCAGACGTGCGCAAGTCACCCTGACGGAAGGGCGCTAGATTAACGGCAGTTGACTGAATCTCTGAAAGAGCTAGATACAAAGCGCGGGAAGTCGCCTTAACCAGCTTGGCTCTAGCAATATCCCCAAAGGGCTTAATTTTAGTCATCGTATAGTCACCTCAATATGGTCAGGCGTTAGCCCCGTGCCTGTAACATTACGCGCTGCAGTGACTACCTCACGTTTGGGCTTCAGGCCAAAATCTTCAGGCAGCGTGATAGTCCATCCAGGCTTAGGCAGAACATCATCAACGTGCCAGGTCAGTGTAGCGGCAGCAGTGACCTCTTCGCCGGCAGTAGTCACAACAGTCGATGCGGAAGCGTCCACGTAGGCTCTCACGGTGTGAGTAACGCCTGGCAAGGGTCCGCGTGAACCGTAGCCACCCGGCTCATGAACCTGAATCTCATGATTGAACCAGATAGCCGCAATATGGTCAGGCGCGTTCATCGAACCACCCCCGGCAGGTTGCCCAATAGGTCACCTTTCATCAAATAAGCTTCAGCAAGCGGTGACAGCCCACCCGCTAGAAGCTTCTTAGTAGCCGCGTCAGCCTGCGAATGGTCATAAGTAAGAGAAGCGCCCTTATTGGAAGATGCGGACACCTTAGCGCCCTGGCTCGCGCCCCCCGTGAGCATTGCTTCTTCAATCCCTGCGGCCTTCCAAGCATCCGCCTGAGCAGATATAGCGGCATCCCACATCTCACGCTGGTGAGCGTCTTTAGGCACGCCCTGTTCGTCCGCATCATAGAAGGCGTGACGGGTGGCTTTCAGAATCGTAGCTTCAGCAAGAGTCTGTAAATCTTCAGCGGTGGTCATAGCAAAATACTCTTTCTATAGATATGCAAATAGGGGCTGCATTCCCGCCGAGAAATACAGCCCCTAGATGGTGAAAGCCCGTGCCAGCAGGCTAGGTGATACTTATGCGAGCAGTGCCCGGACGCGTCACCTCACGCGACCCAAGATGACTAGGCAGCAGGCTCACCAGCAGACGGCTGGGAACCAAGAGAGCCAGGCTTCACGTCAACCTCAACAGAGACAAGACCGACAGGATTGGAAACAACACCACCGTAGACCTGAAGGCCACGGATAATATCACCAAAGCGGTTCTGGTTGCGGAACGCTTCCATAGTGCGCAACTGAGAAGCGAAGTCAAGAGCACCATGCACGCCACCAATAGCCACCTCACGGGTAGATACAGTTGGTGCATTGTTGGAAGCGTAGACGGTGATACCAAGCAACGGAATCTGGGTAATCATGCCGGTGCGAGCTACTGCATCAGTGCCAGCCTTGTCCACCTCAGTGACACGACGGTCAGCAATCAGCGCGTCCGCAAGGTCAGCACCTACCACAGCCCAACGATTGAGCGACGGCGCGGAAACCTTATTGAGCTCCTTCGCGATGCGGCGAATAATATCCCACGCGGTGGACTGCCCTTCAGCAGGACGGAAGAAATCAGCACCGTCAAAGACAGGCGTGTTCCCGAGCTTCTTGCCAGCACCTTCTTTCAGCAAACCTGCAATGTAGGTATCAACCTTGTTAGACATAGCGATACCATGCTGAGCGGTTGCAGCGCCCTCAAAATCGCCAGCAGCCTGCACTTCATCAACGTCGGATACTCGGAAGCCGTAGTAATCTTCCTGATCCATAACCAGCTTGCTGGTGGTGACAGACACGTCATCATAAACAAGATCGACGGTGCGATCATGGGTCTTGACGTTAGCGGCACCAATCTTCGGGATATTTACCGAATCGCCAGAGTTCTGCAACATCGCCTGAAAGCGAGTATTAGCGATGTTCGGTGAAGCGTACACCAGGTTCTTCTGAAACGGGGTGTCTAGCTCAGCAGCCCACAGTTCAGGAATAAAATTATCAACAGACATGTGTTACGTCCTTAATTCTTAATAAGATGGTCAAGTTTACCGGCGCGGCGAGCTGCCAAGATTTCTTCAGCGCTCATGCTTCGCAAGTCCGCACGGGTCAAGCGAGCTTCGCCACCGGTGGGGGTGGAGGGTTGGCCACTAGACTTCGGTGCCACCTGGGCACGTAATCCGGGCTGATTCTCTAGGGTGTCTGCGATGATTTGCTCCACCTGGGAGTCGTAATCATCAGCGCCAAAATCGGGAAGATTACCAGAACCACGAAGGAAAGGAATAACAATATCGGGATTGCCGTTAGCCTTCTTGACTAAAGCGTTGAGCTTGTCATTCTCCTTGTATCGCTGAAGTTCCGCGTGAGCTTGCGCCGCCTGTTCCTGAGCTGCCTTCAGCGCATCTTCAGGTGACTCTGCCTGTTCGGCACCGAACGCCTGCAAGACTTGCTGCTTCAGCTCGTCCTGAGCTTCCTTAGCGGTCTTTGCCGCGTTGCGGTGCTTAGCAGACTCTTCGTTTAGCTTCTTGATATGCTTCTGAGCTTCTTCCCACTTAGCGCGGTAATCTTCAGCGTTAGCATCGTCAGTGCTCTCAGTGCTGCTCGATTCAGGCTGCATCTCGCTGCCAGTATCGTTAGCGCCTTCTACCTGAGTGTTTTCTACCTGTTCGGTAGTCTGCTCAGCTCCCTGGCTGGCTTGCTCACTTGCGGCCGTATTGGTCTGTTCTGGCATGCTGTTAGTCTCCCTATCTCAGCGTTAGACATGGTGTGCCCCACATCCCGTGGTGCTGCCTATGATGGTGCATCATACGGGTGTGCGGTCAGTCTAAGAGCGCCAAGATAGCCCCCAGTTGGTCGCCAGAGCGTCTTGCAGGCGCGGCGGGTATATGTTTACCAAAGGGGGGCAGTTTTCCCGTCAATCGTCTTGACAGGCACCTGTTCGGGTAGCCCTGCAGCATTCCCAGCAATACCGGCGCGAACTTGCTCACGGTCATAACGGCGGGAAAGCCACTTGTTGTTCTTCAGATGCTCGCGCTGCTGAGCTTGCCACTCCCTGACTTTGGCTGAAGCCCTAGACTTCTCCTTCGGGGTGATAGCAACTGCTTCACGGCGCTTCCATGCTCTGATTTGTCGTTCGTGGTAGCGCTGGGCTTGCTCCGCAGCTTCTTCTTCAGCGCCAGTCTCGACCGGCTCAGGGGCAGGCGTGCCTGGAATGTAGGCGGTGTCGGTGTGCCGGCAGTTCGGGTGGTGGTATCCGTTGGCTATTGCATCATCCAACGTGGCTGTTATCGTCACTGTGACGTTATTCCCGGTAGCCGGGTCTACCTCAGTAACAGTCCCTGTACGCCCATCTAACGAAAGAATCCGGCCTTGGTACGGCAGACACAAATCACTACAGCCAACATGCTGAGAAGTACGAATCAGCCCAATACCAAACGCCCTAAACTGTTCCTCACGCCCCTGATTCTGGGCACGATTGGTAGCCGTACGCAATGCCATTTCAGCGTAAGAATCAATCTTCCACTTGCGGCCTGAATTGTCAGTGTAGGCAGTCAGCCCCTTGGCAGCATACTCATTCAGCGCGGCCTGCAGCCGGTCTTTCATCGTCTCACCCGTCATGATGCCACGACTAGACACAGCGCG